GCGAATTCTGTTTTCTCAGAAAAAAACGGTTTCGGTTTTTGTGTTGTTTTCGGTATTTCTATTCCGTTGTCTCGCATTGCGTCTGCTCGTATTGTGTTGCGCGTTTCGTTGCGTTGTTTGACATATTTGTGTCCGAGTGTGTTGTTGCATTTGGCGCAGATGCCTCGAAGGTTTGTTAGGTCGTGTTCGCCGCCTGCGTCTACTGGAATTATGTGATCGACTTGTGTTGATGGTTGGCGGTTGCAGACTGTGCAGATTGGTTGCTCTCGAAGTATGACCCCCCTGTTTTTTAGGTACTCAGGGTTTTTGTGTGCTTGGCTCATAGTGCACTAGCGCGTCGCAAGCGACTTGCTGACGGTTTGTTGTGAGTGATCCAGGTTGTCGGGTCTGGCTGCTCGGTTTGTTTTGTTGTAATGTTCATGTTTGTTGTGTGAAAGCCTAATGCAATTAAGCCCCCCGTCTCTTGCCTTCACCGAGACACCCTATTGCTTTAACCATTTGCCTGACTTGTGCTCGCGCACGCGTCATCTACCTTCGTTACCGAATGTCACCAACCGCCATGCAACTGGCTTAGGTCATGCCCGTAATTAGTTATCTGACTTTACCGAAATTGCTTAACGCCTTCACCTCATCGTCACCGAACGCAACCAGCCAACACCGATTCGGTGCGGCTGATGGCATAACACCTGACGGGCTGTAGAACTTTATGTAATCAAGCACGCCGAAAGAGGCGCCACTATTCCATAAAGTACCAAACCATCGCCCATTAGATGTAGGCAATAATGCAACGCCTTGACCGTGTTGTATAAACCGCGTGACCCACGGGGTCGGATTGCTGTAAGGCGGGTTCATCCAAACTGACCCATGCCATTCGCTTGTTAAACCATCTTCGGCTTGCGTTAGATATTTTTTGCAAGGCACGAACGGCGCACCGTTTGGCGGTGCAGCAACATCTAAATCAAATGTGAGATTAAGTAAATCAAATATGTGTTTAGGCGTGTAATAGTCATCACTCGTGAATTCAATTTGCGGTGTCTCAAACAATTTCATATTGGTTCACCTGTCACCTGTAGCGCGTCAATGACCTTTGAGATGTCCTGCTTAGTTAAATCGTTCGTGCTGAGAATAGTACGCCCCAACACCTCACAACAATACTCTTTCAACGCGTCACCCTGAATGCCTTTACCGTTAGCCAAACCGCGCATCATGCCCAACTGTTTACTAGAGGGATATGTCTTGGCTGGGCCTTCTTCAGGGAATGGCACAACTTCAGCCAGTCGAGTCGGCTGACGACCCTTAGCGCTCGTAATTTCGTCTAATGATGCCAGCGACTTATTGCCACTGAACCCCATGTATGCGAGACAACGACCGACCGCGCTCGTGTAGCCAACCTCGTTTTCGCTGTACTTTTGGAATGATGTACGCCCTGGATACAACTCGCACGCTGACGCGATGCATGGTATCTGGTCATCTGCGCTGCGCCAGATTGTGACCGTACATCTAATGAAACATGATTTGTCTGGCATCTCAATTACTTCGCGATGTGTTTCTTGTATTCGTAGATCAGGGTATTTCTCAAATGCCCATTTGAGCCGTGTGGCGACATCTACATAGTTATCCATGAACCCGCTCATGCGACACACCAGACGATCGCATCATTGCCTGACCGTGTAAGCCGAGTAAATCCGCTGGCCTTAATCAGACCGTCTTTGACCAATGTGCCGCGCGTAGGTCTAATCGTGTTGCCTGACATGTTTAGCGTGGTTTCTAATTCCTCGTCGGTTGCGTTGTGCATGCATAACGACTCATAGACGCGCATACGGTTACTGCCTGTTTTTGGTAGCACTTGAATGGCGGCTTTGATGCTGGTGTGTTGTGCGTCGTGATGCACGATCACGACATTGCGGTTTACCGCTGGCAGTTCTTTTGTGCCACCTAAACCGATTTGCGTTGTAAACATTTCTAGTTGCTCATTAGTCACGATGAAACAACCTTTCAAGCCGGGCGATTTCTGTTTCGTTTTCTTTTAAGCGTTCTCGTAGATCGTTGACGATGCTGCACAAATATTTTATTTCTATGCGCGTTTGATTTAGTGTGTCGATTGTTTCGCCGTCGTCAAGTGCGTTGCAATCGTCTATCAAATATTGCAATCTTTGCAAAATGCTTTTAGATGTCAGTTCGTACATCTCATATTTCGGCACTTTGTTTGCAGTAATTTCGTCTATGACTTGCATTAGCGCTTTTAATTGCGCCATGTCGTTATTCGGTTGCATGTTCTCGGTCATGTTTTCTCCTATTTAGTTGTGGTTTTGTTTAGTAAAATACCATATTGACAGCGTGTACGCAGTAAGTATGCACGCGACGAACAAATGTTTTAGAGTGACCATGCGCGCCAGCCATTCGAGTACCGGTACATTGCTAGCGCTGCACGCAAATTGGTTTCACGGTCAAATAGATCGGTGCATTTAGTCAATAGCCCGTATGCCTGTAGGTAGCCGTTAGGCCAGTACCTTGATGGTTGACACCAAAACCCGTTTATCTGCATGATGCCATACGATCCGCCGTTTGGGTCGGTTGCGTTAAACGCGTCAGGCTGGCAGCGTGACTCGCGTTGAGCAATAGCGACCAGCATGCCAAGTTGGTCGGCAGGCCAGCCAATCGCCTTAGCCGTGTCAAATACCTGCTCACAAGCCGTTTTAGGCGCGCTAGGTTGCGTTGTAAGCGTCGTAACGGGTATTTGTGGTACTGGTACAGCGTCAACGCCGTATTCGTAGCGCACGACCTTTTGGCTGTCGGTTGGTGCTGGCGGTTTATGCAATATAAACACACCCATAACGCTGATAATGAGCGTGATGACTGTTTTGCTGATGAGTGTCATAGTGACCTACTTTCTCGGTAGGTAACTCAGCCTACATTAGTGGCGGCGCTGTAATCGGTGATGCTCCAAAAACCATAGCCCAACCCGTTTTAACCAGTTCGGGGTCGGCTGCAAAGTGTGGGTTTAGTTCTATGTGATACCAGTCGCTTATCTCGAATGTGCCTTTGATCCATGTGCGTCTGTCACATTTCCAAGATCGTTGAAATGCGTAGTCGATAACAAGTTGTATGCCTAACTGGTCGGCGTGTTCTAAAAGTTTGTATATGTATGGCAACGATATTGCGCGGCCGTCTTTGCGACCGTTTATTTTGCTGAACCTGTATGACGCGTCAAGTGCCAACGATTTTGCATGGTTGCTGATGACACCGGGTTTGTTTCGTACATCGCGCATAACATATGTGCCGTTATTCCAAAGCGATTTATCAGAATATTTGCAAACTTGTTTAGCGAATTCGTGCATGCCAGGTAACTCGCTGGTCGTTACTGGCGCTGCACCGACTAGATATTTCATTTAGATTTTTTTATCCCGTTAGACGCAACTAGGCCTGACAATGTGCCAGTCAGAAATACTACGATCGTTGACATTAAGTCTATGAACGCTGCGTCGTTTGGTGCTTGCTCGACTGGTTGGCTGACGAACAGTAGCCCCCAAACCATGCCTAGAACTATGGTGCTAAATACGATTGCTAGTAGTACGCCGACGGTTACGACCATGCGTGCGTGTAATTCGTCGGGCGTGTATCTGTGTCGCATTACGGGTTTACTTCGCAGCGGTCGGCTACATAGCATTTCGTTATGGCCGTGTTTTTTGTGCGTGTTTTAGTTGTGGTTGTGTTGCTGCGTGTTGTTTCGCATGCTGTAATCATTAGTGCTACAGCAAATATCCAGTAACGCATTGCATTATTCTTGAATTGGCTCAGGTTGTGGCGCTGTGAAATCGTTTGTTATCGGATTAAATGTGTAGCCAATGCCTGCATAGGTTTTATCAGGATTATCCATAAAAGTTTGTACGCACGGTACGCCAACAAAATTGCTGTACCAGTCGCCTGTCGGTATGCCTTCAATAGTTGTTTCGTCAACGCCTGTGATGACTTGTGTTACTAAATTGTTTGTGTCAAGTTCAGCCCAGTAGGTAGTCATCATGCCCAACTTATATTGCCTGTGCCAGCGGTAATTGTTGCAATAGTGTTCGCACCACTAGTTGTTGTTGTGCCTGTTAAACCTGCGCCAATAGTTATTGTTCCTGCTGATGTTGGATAACTAAGGATTACTACACCGCTACCGCCTGCACCGCCAGCAGTACCAGCACCGTTAGACCCACCGCCGCCACCGCCGCCACGATTTGCTGTGCCTGCCGTACCTGCACCAAGTGGTGCTGTGCCACCTGCACCACCGCCACCTGCACCACCAGCACCGCCTGCCGTGTTACCACCGCCACCGCCACCGCCAGCATAAGTAACACTTGAACCAGTAATAGAGTTTGCGACACCTGCGCCACCAGCACCGCCTGTAGTTGATGCCGTACCATTACCGCCAACTGCGCCAGCACCACCACCACCACCACCTGTAGCGACTGAGTTTATGACGCTTCCGTTACCGCCAGCAAAACCCTGATTAGATGTCCCAGCACCACCTAAACCTTGCGGATATCCAGTATCTGCACCGCCACCACCAGAACCTGAACCACCAACTTTGCCACCATTTTGACTTGAATTAGAAAACATACCTCCACCGCCACCACCCGTAGATGATGCCAAAATAAAATTACTTGCAGACCCAGTCGTACCAACAGCAGTCACCGTACCAGCCGCACCGCCAGCACCAATCACAACAGAAAAATTAACACCTTTAATTAATTCGAGTCTTGGCTGTAAAACGCCGCCACTACCGCTTGCTGTCAAAGTTGAAAACATACCGCCAGCACCACCACCACCCTGTGCGCCGCCACCACCACCGCTAACAATTAAATAATCTATTAAAACAGTCGCAGCACTACCCGCTAAAAAAAAAATTGACACACCCGCACTAGTAAAATACAAAGTACCGCCACCATATTGGGCGAGTGCCAAACTACTGGTACTAGAAACAGTTGCACTACCAGCGGTTATCGTACAAACGCCGGTAGAAAGATTTTGCAAAAATAAAGTATCGCCCGCGCTAAACAATGAAGTGTTTACCGTGATCGTGGTAGCGCTTGCAGAGTTCATAGCAATTCGAGTGCCAACATCGGCAGCGACCAAAGTGTAACTAGCAGTCTTAGTGCTAACCGTCTGGTTGTAGTCGTTGCTTTGCAACGAGTTCATTTGTGCCGCTGTCAAAATTGTGTCTGCGACGAAAGTTTGCTTAGCCATAATTACTCCTTAACCTAGTGCATTATTTGTTGAAAGTGTGCCATATGTAATGTCGTCTAAAATAAACGCATTTAACACGACCGTATTGCTGGTGTAAACCGTGACCCTGTGACCTGACGCCACATTTATATTGTGATCCACGCCCTCGACTGCCAGCGCCTGTGTCACGGTCAATGGTGTGCCGGTTGTAAATGTTTTGGTTAACGACACGCTGTCGCCAATATCTATGATCGCTAACGCCGTTTTTTGTGGGTCGGTCAACGCGGCGAAGGTGCTTGACATGCTGGTGAAACGCGGTGTCGGTATCGGGTCTAACAGGTAGTCGGCAAGTGTGGCGGCCTGTGCGTCACTTGATAACAGACTGTCGGTTATAGATGTGGCCTGCACAAAATATTCTGCAATAGATGCCGCGTTGGTTGCTGTTTGTGGCGTACCGCCAGACTCGATTTCTACTGTTGCCGTGTTAATGACGGATTGCTGGTCAAACTCGACACCTAAAACATCGTATTTAGTGTTTGCACCAACATCGCTAAACTCAACTGATGTTGGCGTCAATGTGTTGCCGATACGGTTTTGGAATACCAGTACGCCGTCACGATCACAAAAGATGCGGCCCTGCTCGGCGTCTTGTATGCGGTTTGCGTAGGCGTTGGCGTTGCTACCCTCAGCGATTGTAAACGCGCCTAGCGTCGCTACTGGTGTCGCCGTAATATCGGTCGTGCCAGTAAACGGGATTAACGCCAACATTGCGCTCAGTCGAGCGCTAGAAGTTTGCTGAACCGTTGCGGTCTCAGGTAACACGGCCTGTGCAAGCGTGTAAATGTCATCGGCGCACGACACCGTGTATTGCGTTTGACCACCTAAAACATATTGTTGAGCATACGAAACAACTTTGCCAACAAACAGATATTCACCGTTGCGCGACAATCTGATCGGTCGTAACGGCCCTAAGCCGGGCTGGTCGGTAGATGTGTTGTAATAAATTGACGCAGTATTGAACGGGTCTAACGCACGATCATTGTTTGTTTGCTGCATCGACACAACCATTTGACCAGCGCCAAAAGCGTCAACAACTTGTTTGCGACCGCGCGTAATATTAATGTCATTAGCAAAAGTTGTGATGTCTTGAAAGTCCTCGCCGTCGCCGTCTAAGACTTGTGGCCCGTTTAGCGCGCTTTGATCTAGTACGAACGCTTGCGCGTCAAAGCCTGTGCCTAATTCAAGTAGGTAACTGCCACCAGTTACAAGCGTTGCCGCCATCAGATCGCCAATGCGTCAAGTGGGCCGTAAACCTGTTTGTAGTTTAGTAACGCGTTGTAAACGGCCTGCCCGATCTGTGGGCCAGTCGATATGCCGCCATTAACATTTATTGTGATACCGCCAACACCGCCAGCACGATTTAACGGTACGACCGCTTCTGGGCCGTTTTCACCAATCATCGCCAGCGTTGGCCCTGTAACAATGCCACCTTCAGCAAGCATCGGTATATTTGGCACGCTAATTTTTTGTCCACCAAACACCGGGACCCACGACGGAAATGTAAACGACAATTTACCGATTGTGTTATTCCACAATTTTGCTATTGAATTAAAAATGCCTTTGTAAATGTTGAGTACGCCTGTAAAATATGTGGTTAAAAAATCCAAACTGGTTGTAACACCTGTTTTAATTGCATTAAATACTGTGTCGACTACTTCGCGCACGATTTCAAATTTTTTGTAAAGCAAAACCATTATTGCGACAAACGCAACGATAGCAAGGACAACAAGTGTGATTGGATTAGCAACTAATACCGCATTAAATATTGCGCTGGCAACGCTGGCGGCCGTCGTGTAAAACGCCATTGCTTTTAGATAAATGTTGTAGCCGACAACTAGTAATGCAACTGTGCCAAGCACGCTAGCAAACACTAAAAATAGTGAACTGTGCTCTTGCGCAAACTTTGCGATCGGCGCCATAATTTCTAACAATTTGCCTAATGCTGGCAACAGCGCTGCACCGATTGACTCTTTGGTTTCGTCCATCGCAATTTTCATAGACTTCATACGACCTTCATACGATTTCGCTGCGACATCTGCAGCGCCACCAAACGACACGGACAACGCGCCAGTAATATCGTCAAGAGTTGACGACGAATCAATAACGCCTTTTAACGACGGATCAAGTTTGGTTAACGCGGCTGTTTGTCCGTTGGCGGCTTTGCCTAACGCCATAGTTACTGTTTCTAAATCTTTGCCTGTAGCGGCTGCAATGTCAAGCGCCGTGTTCATTAGACCTTGCGCAACTTCTACCGATCCAGTTGACCTGACCAAATTGGCCATAGCGGGCCTCAATTCATCATCGGCAACCGCCTTTGCCATAGACAGGCTTGATATAAAATCTTCATTGCTAGCAATTACTTCATCAGTGGCCATAGCGCTAGAACGCAACTGGTTTGCCAATAAATCTTGTGCTTTCTGATCCTCGACTGCCGCCGCTGTAGCCAAACCTAAACCAGCCGTCAAACCACCTAAAACAGCAACCGCCGGCAGAAACGCTTTCTTTAATGCAAACCCCGCTTTAGCGCCAGCGCCGTCTAATTGCTTAAACTCGGCAATTGCCTTCTGTACGCCTTTGCCGTCAAACTCAGAAATAATTGGAATAGATAAAGCCATTAGATTTCTTTTTCAACAATTTTTATAGTGTCCAAAATCATTTTAGACATTTCTTGTTCAATGCCACGACGCGCTTTATAAACTGCAGGGCCAATAAGTCGAGTGCGACCAGCCTGCACCGGCACAAGGTTACGACCTAAACTGTTATCGGTTTTACGACCAGCGGTCTCAAAAATCGCTGCCGCTTGATCTTTCTGTATTATCAGTATTACACCGACCGCGCCGCGTCTAGTGTCAAACTTCATTTGCACACCGTTTTTTGCTTTATCAACATTAAACCCTTTAATTTTGCGACCATCTTTTTTTGACACCCAATCGCGCGAAATACCAGACAACGGCACTTGCGTATATTTATTTCGAGCCGCGTTAATTGCTGGTTGTGCGATCGCTGTTGCATCGGACTTAAATTGTTTTTGTAACTCTTTGTCAATTTTGCCTAAACCATTTATGGCTTGTTTAACACCGACAATTTCAACGGTTGCTGATACAGGCATTATTTACGCTCTTTGTTAATTAATTCAATGGTCGTGTTCATATCGTCAATCTCAAACGGTATGTCATAAGGCCAAAAACCAGTCGCCACAAGTATCTGCGCTAATCCGTAGCGGTATGAACCGCGTTTACTTTTGGGTCGTTTACCCCCGTTGGCAAACATGATTTTAACGATTTGCAATAATCATCAAAATTGATCGGCACGACAACGCCAGACAACTTTGACGCTTCGTAAGCCAAATACGCCAAATCCTCTTGACCGATTGCGCTGCCTAACTCTGATGCTTTGCGTTTGTATTTGCGTTCCCACAACACGGTTGTAAACAATGTTGTTTCAACTGTTACCGAGTCGCGGCCGTCTAAAAATTGTATTTCTAATTGTAGTTGCATTTATTCCTCTCGGTACGGCGCTTGTAGGCGCGGCTTGTTTTGTTTCGTTCTCAGCGGCCAAAGCCGCGCAATCATGCGACTGCTTTAGTTAAAACGCCGCCACTAAATGTAAGCGTAATGGTTGACAACTCGCCAAGCGATGCGTTAATCGGTGTGTGCGATTCAAGGTATGCGCCTGTCAATGTGTAACTAGGGTTTGTTGCACTAACTGCACCCGATGTTGGTTTGACAACAAGTGTCGTGACTATGCCAACCAAACCATAGATCGTTGCTTCGGTTTCTGACGCCGCGTAAGACTGGTACAACTCAACTTCGACGCTGTTGTTTTGCAACGATGTCACGGCTGAACCACCAAACTTGCGTGCGGTGTCGCCAAACGCAGTTGTTTCTAACTGCTCGTAAACATAATTTACGACCGCTGATGTGCATTGATCTTGTAAGTCAACCGAATTGATCGTGACGGTCGGATTTGATAAATATACGGTCGTTGCCATGTGGGGTTACTCCTGTTGCTCTGTGGTTATAGGTTTAGCAGATTTTGTAGCCTTTAGTGGTGATAGGTGGCCAGACTCAACAAGAAACAATATGTCGGTAGTCAAGTCGCCTAGATCGGCTGCCTTAATAATGTCGCCTCGACTATGGCCGTTAAGCCTGTTGCTGGTCACTAAATAATCGGTCATGTCGTACTCGCTTTCATTTGTATATTTAACGCTAATGCTGGGTAGTCAACGCCGCCAATACTTAATGTCGTCGGGCCGCCGCTGGTGACTGCAACCTTTGCGGCCAGTACCAGCGCTGCGATGTTTAGGCAGTTGCGGTACGCGTCTGCGTTAGACGGCCCCAAACTGATCACCATGACGGGTATCGACATGTCAACGATGTTGCTGTTAAACGCGGTAAATGACATGGCGTCTAAAAATATGCATGGTGCTTGTATGTTGCGCGGATCGGTGACACATACCAAACCGCTAACTGCGTTCAATGTTGTAGCAAGATTATTGACTGCCGTGTTAAATAGGTCTGTGTAAGTTTGCGCGGCCATTATGCGACCTGCGGTCTGTCAATTCCCAACAACTGTTTAACGATCGGTGACAAACCGTTAGTCGAGCCAGCGGACATGCCGTCAAACGATGCGAAATCGCTGATGCCGCCGCGTTGACGGTAAAGCGCTGCACCGTACATGATCGTTGCAAGTGTGACATCACCGCTAGGCGAAGTTGTGAGACTGTCAAAATATCCGCACTCTTGACGCCTGCGATAACAGAACACATTGCTAGCGCTGGCGCATTGCGTCACGAATGTTGTGTCGTCAACAGTCGCAGTTGCAATGCCCAAATAAGTCAAGATTTGTGCAGCCGTAATCCAACTACATGTCTGCGAATAGACCACGCTGCCTGCAAGTGCAACGACATATTCAACATTTGAGCCGGTGCATGCGTACAGTATTTGGTTTGCGCGCGGCACATTGACATCAAATAACCATTCGCCAGTTGTCGAGTCAATGCCCGTGTATTCGTGTTGCGGTAAATCAAGTACCGTAAACAAACCGTTGAATGGTGCGCCTAAACCTGCGACCGTAACCGATTGACCAACAACAATTTCCGTTGGCTCTAATGTGGATACGACTGCATAGTTGCTTATTAACTGTTTAGCGTATGTGTTGTAGGTAGTCATGGCGGTTAGGCCGCCTTTCGACTAGGCCTGTGTGATCTTTTGGATCATGTCTCCATTTGCCTTGAATGTGCAGAAGTAACCGTATGTGGATACTGCACGCGTCAGGGTTGCTGGTGCGTCAATGCTCAAAATGCCTTGTTGTGCTTCGTAAATCTCAAAGCCGATGTCTTTCATGATGACCATTGTCTTTGCAGCGAAGTTATTGTCAACAACTAATTTGAGTCCTAGTGGCCCGTAGTTGTTGTCGTTTGCTGCGCCAAGTGATGCGGCGTTGCCGATACCAACTGAGTTGACACCTTGCAAGCCCGGTCCGCCGTAGTTAGCGAATACTGGTCGGCCTGTCGAGTCTGGCAACTTCATCATTAGAGCCCATGTCGCAGGGTCAACAAACATGTGCGTTGGCAACATGTTTGTAGCGCCAAGTGTTACGGCTGCCGCGTCATAGATGCTGGTAAACAAGTCTGCAATAGTCAAATCCCATACTCCAGCCGATGTTGCTGCAGTCAACAAGTTGTCTGCTGCTTCGTTGTCGGTTGCGATCATGTATTCGCCAAGCATGTCATTGATGACAATTTGCAATGCGGCTGGATCGGTAAAGTCAATCGTCTGATACGAAATGTTTTGTGTCGCACCAAAAGTCTTTTTAGTGACGGTATTGTTTGCGATCACCATTGTTGTTGCCGACAATGACGAACCTTCGGTCTGCGCTGCAGCCGATGTGTGTGTCGTAATTGTTGGTCGGTTAAATGTTGACGCTGGTGTTGACGGCATAGCGCGTGCGCCTAATGCTGATACAACTGGTCGCATAAAGTTGATGTCTTGAAATACTGGCCCCAACTCAACGCGTGTGAGCAAGCCGGGTACTGATGTCAAGAACTCGTCGCCTGCTGCCGCTTCGAGTGGCGATTTGTGCCAGTTGCGGTAGTCAACAAAGTTCTGTTGTGCTTTTTTCCAGTTTGCGCCACCTTCGTAAAATGCGGCCATGTATTCCCAACGCGAAATTAAACGCGGCTCACGCTTTGCTTCTGCGTAAAGCGGTGTCGGCGTAATAACTTCTGGTGCGCTTACTGCTGCTGTGACTGGTGCTGTTGCTTCGCTCATAATTATCTCCTGTGTAGGTATATCTGTATTTAACTCTATTTGTGGCACTTCTTGTGGGATACTCGCTGCGACTTGTGTAATGACCGACCCTGCAAACGCTGGCTGGCTGACTAACGACAATTCAAGCCAATCGGCTGCCTCGATCAGCATGACGCCTTCATCGTTAAACTTAAACTTTGTTGGTGCGACACCAACCGACACTTCGCTGATCGTGCCGTCGCTGGCCAATACCAGCGCTTCGTCGCCAAGCCTTGTAGCGCTTACTTTTGCGACAAACATCATTGCGTCACCAGTATCTACACGCTCAACTACTTGACCAATTATTTGGTCTGATTGGTGTTGCATATATAGTTTGGGTTTGCGACCAGCGGCCGTTAGCGAGCCGGGCAGAAATTGGACTTGTGTGCCGTCTGAGACTGTCGCGGTGACGCCGTATTCAACTGCCACACCTGAAATGGTGCGACGCTGTACGCCGTCTGCTGCTGCCGCGTCAACCGTGATCTGCTGGGGGGTTAGTCTGATCATAAATTAGAGCCTACATTCTGTGTCATTGTTTCTTGTGTGATGGGCATTTCATTTGTGTAATCGCCTGACAAATAATCTTGAACATCAAACTCAACATATGTGCCGTTAGGTAAAACATTGTTCATGCTTAAAGTTTGTGCGATGCAGTCAGCGTATGCGCGCACACCAAATGTCCAAAGATCGGCACGACTTTCACTACTTGACTGGTACGAATAACTACCGACCGACACGCCTGCAAGGTATGGCGGAATGTTGCAAAGTCTGGCCATTTCCATTGCTTGGAACTCGCTGCTGTCAATCAGCAACATTTTGTCTGGCGATGTGAGTGTTTCTGTGTAAGTGACAAACTCGTTTAGTGCGGCTGTCTGGTTTGTTTCGCGTGCAACATTGAACGACGCTGCAAGGTCGGCTAACTCTTGACCTGATAGCGGTTCGCCGCCAGTTTGACGCAAAATGCCTGCAGGTATTGCCGACGATGAATTGCGAAAGCGTGCAGCCTCTAATTTTAATGCTGTCGCTACCGCTTGCGCCGACTGATAAACGATGCCTTGTATTGGTGACAAAAATTGTATGACATTTGCTGAATCAAGCTTTTCGCCGGCAAAATATAGTTCGTTAGATGGCCCAAAAAATACGGGGCCGGGTTGATCGCGTCGAGTGACATTGGCAAACGGTAAACGATCAAACGATGCCGGGTATCCGTCAGCGGTGCGACTGGTTACAAATAAATATGCTGCACCGTAAAAAAATAAGTCGTCAAATAACCATGACAATAAAAAGTTGTTTGTGACGCTCGGCGATATTCGGCGCAACCATGATCGCGGTGCGATATAAACTTTTTCCATTTCTTCGCCATTCCACATTTCGTTATACATCTGCAACGACATGCACCCAATGACCGATGCCATGAGATCGCGCGCACGACTAATTGTCGGTACGCTGATCGCATTGTTACGCGCCGTACCTTCGACATACTGATAGAAACGACCAACCGAGTTTGCGCCACCGTAACCGCCAGCCGCCGCCGCTTTGCTCGGTGCTGGCGATATTGCGGCCTTGCTTACTTGACGATTAAATAACGGCATGATCAAAGTATGCCATTAAACGATGATGTCGTTGTGTATAGGTGACGCGACGCCGTAACCGAGAAAGTAAGGCAGCCGCGCCACCCGTAAATACATTAGCGACTGGCGACCACGATCATTGGTTTGCCTGATGATGTCGGTCGGCTTGCTAGCGCTGCCGCCCAAACTAAACATCGTGCTAACTCGATAGGGCCGGGTGATCGTTGGCTGGATAGGGCGATGCTGTTTTGTGACCTGACTGCGACGGCTCGTTGGACATGTTCTGCCAGCATCGCTTCGCCTGTGTGTAACAGTAAGCCTTCGCCAATCATAGATTTTATGCGTGGCGTAAACTTTAGGATTTCGCCGTAGCCGACGACTATGCGTTTGCGTTCTAACGCAACTGGCCAATGCAGGTCTATTGTTGGTGTGATCGCAAACCGTGTCGGCGCGATGCTGGCACATAGACGGTCAACTTCGGCTAGTAACTGCTCGTAAGTGTCAACTACGAACTCGACTGTGGCAACCGTTCTGTGGTCTGGTAGGACTACGCATCTGACACCGAAATATCGTGAGTCGTCTAGCGCGCATTCGATAGCGACTGTGCCGCCGGCAGGTATCGGGTCGGTGTAATGCAACGCTGGCCAGACGCCCGGCTGTATCCATGCTTTGTCGCTGGCTACCCACAGGTTGCACGACGCTCGTAAGAATGATGCACGGTCAGGGTTTTCGGATTCGGCTTCAATGGTTTTTAGTTCTAGTGTGTGGCCTAGTGCAGGGTTTGACCAGCGCCACGATGCAGGGTCGAGCGGTGACATGTCTGGCGGTGGCGACCATTCCGCAAAATAGAACGACGAATGTTTGCCCGTGTCGATAGATCGCAAACCTTGTTCACGCCATTTAAGCATCGCCGTTGACGCTTCTGTGCCGGCAGTTGACCAAAGCGATAGTAGGGGCGATTTGCGTGCCCGTTGTGCCGGTAGCAGACCGCCGTCAATTACATCGCGGGCAATATCCCACATCTCATCGGCCACAATCAGATCGGCTGACATACCGTGACCGACCGAATTGTTGGCGGCACGCACAAACCATTTAGACCCGTCAGGCATCGTGGCCGCGTTACGCCCATACGACGACATCAAATAAGCGTTAAACCGTTTCTTTAAGATCGGCGCTAACAAATCGTAAAGCATTACAGAAAGGTCAAGTCGGTGCGCGGTCGTCAACACCGTTTGCGGTGTCTCACGCACAACAGGCATTTCAGTCAACCACCAACCAACCAGCGCTGCTAACGCAATCGTTTTACCGTTCTGACGCGCCGTAGAAACAAGCGACACACGGTTGCAAAGATCGCCAGCGTCGTCATAAAGCAACTGACCCTCAAGCGCATGACATTGCCACGCCATCAACTCAACACCCAAATACTCCCTAGCCCAATCCCTAACACCGTCAACGAACGACCCGGCATGATTAGGCCACAAAGTCTCCAATCTCGGCTGCTCACGACCCACATCGACCAGTTCAGGCTGGTCAAGGCCAGTTGGGATAATCGAGAC